GCCCAGCGTCTGTACGACAAGAATGTCGCGGAAGCCGGTCAGAAGGAAATTCAGGAGCAGCAGCAAGACCCCGTTATTCAGATGCAGCAGGCCAAGTTGCAATTGCAGGCTCAAGAATTGGAGCGGAAGACGCAGTCCGACAAGACTCGTGTGGTCAGTGATATGGCGAAGGCGGAAATGCGGCAGGAGACAGAGACCAAGAGGATTGATACGCAGGCTGGAATGGACGCCATGCGTCTCGGCGTTGAAGTCGCCAAGGATCAGCAGGAGATGGGGCAGAAGAAGGATGAGATCAACAAAAAAGATACGATAGAAAGAGCCAAGATCGTTAGGGACGCGGGAAAGGCGCTGATAGACAGTGAAAAGAAAAGGGGCTAGTAACTATTGGCCGAAGAACATTTATTCGAGGCTTACCAGAAGAAGATTCGGGATCGTATGAACGAGATGGCGGATGCAGTCGCCACTGGTTCAGCCCAGAGTTTTGATGAGTACCGAAAAATGTGTGGGATCATCGAAGGTCTTGCTCTGGCGGAGGAGCAGGGGTCCGTCAACCCCGCCAATGGCAAAAACGTGCAAGAGGAAAGTTATGTCTGATAACAGTGTAATAGAGAAAGACGTTTTAGAGGAGCGACGAACGGCGTCGCAACTCCCACGCCCCTGTGGATGGACGGTTTTAATTGCTTTACCTGAAAAGGAAGATAAGACGGAAGGTGGCGTGTATGTTCCCGAAGAGTTAAGGGACAGAGAACATTCTGCCAGTATTACAGGAATGGTCCTGAAGATGGGGCCGGATGCGTATCAAGATAAGGAGAAGTTTCCCAGCGGCCCTTACTGCAAGGTGGGAGACTGGATTATGATGAAAGCATACTCCGGTGAACGCCTAGTTATTCATGGTCATGAGTTCCGGCTAATCAATGATGATAATGTCAGGGCTGTTGTTGATGATCCACGAGGGGTGAAAAGACTATGAGCAGCAAAGCAGCGCCCGTCACCGCCGCTGAAATGGTTGCGCCGGAAGCAGCGGAGCCTGTAGAGATTCTGGCCGAGGAACTCGATCTGGAAGTAAGTATTATTGATGATACTCCTTCCGAAGATCAGAACCGTTCGCCAAGGGCAGCGGATGATGGAGGCGAAGACGACGATCTTGACGAGAGTCAGTTTGGCAAACGTATCCGCAAGAGAATTGATAAGCTGCGGTATGAATGGAATGAAGAAAGGCGCGCCAAGGAGGGCGCGCTCCGAGAAAATCAGGAGGCGGTTAGTTACGCTCAGAATGTCCAGGGCGAGAACCAGACTCTGAGGCAACAGTTGGTTGACCAACGTAAGTTGCTTTATGACCAAGTTTCCGCCAAGACAGATGCAGAGATTGACGGAGCGAAGCGGCGCTACAAGGAGGCGTATGAAACTGGAGATGCTGATGCGATCACGGACGCGCAGAGCGAACTCTCCAGACTTAACGCAGAGAGGGCGCAGTATGCATACGTCCCGGCGCAGCCTGTTCAACAACAGGTGGCAGTCGCGCAGCCTGTTCAACAACAACCACAACAACCACAACAGCCACAAGTACCGCCGCCCGATCCATTAGCGGTGGATTGGCTAAAGAAGAATACATGGTTCCAATCACCCGGTTATGAAGAAATGACAGGGTATGCGATTGGACTACACGAAAAACTGGTTAAGCAAGGCGTGGACCCAAGAGGGAATACGCAATATTACGAAGGCATTGACATATCCTTGCGAAAACAGTTTACCGAACACTTCGGGAAGGCAGCAGACGCTGGTGATGCACCGACTTCCCGTCGCACCCCGGTTGTGGCACCCGCTAGAAGGGGCGGGAAAGCACCGCGCAGAGTGGAATTGAACCAGTCCCAAGTGAACCTCGCTCGCAAACTTGGGTTAACGCCAGAACAGTACGCGCAGCAGCTTGTGAAGGAGATGGGCAATGGCTGACGGAAAGGCAACTGAGCGCAAACCAAGAGAAACAGAAACCAGAGCGGATTCCGAACGTGAGAAGCCTTGGGAGCCGCCACAGGTTTTACCTGATCCAACGCCAGAGGAGGGTTATGCCTTTCGGTGGATCAGGACTGGCATTCTCGGCGCCGATGATAATGTAAATGTATCCAAGCGGTTTCGAGAAGGTTGGGAACCTGTACTCGCTGAAGACCATCCAGAGTTAATGCTTGTTTCAGATCGGAACAGCACGTTCAAGGGGAATGTAGAGATTGGCGGTTTGCTTCTCTGCAAGACCTCAACAGAGAACGTGGAAGCCAGAAAGAAGTATTATACCGACATGGCCAAGCAGCAGTTGGATTCTGTGGATCAGAACTATATGCGGGAGTCTGACCCTCGTATGCCGAAGCTCAATGAGTCAAGCACGAGAGTGACTTTCGGAGGTGGCACCAAGCCTAAGTAGGCTGGTGTTTGGTTTAAACTCAAAATCCTTTAGGAGGATAACAATATGGCTACAAGTGCAGCGCCATATGGGTTTCGTCCGATTGGCCTGCTTGGTAGTGGTACGTGGAGTGATTCCATTCGCCATATCAGTATCGCCAGTGCGTACAATACCCAAATCTTCTACGGGGATGCGGTCAAACTTGTGACTTCCGGCACCATTGAAAAAGATGCCGGGACGACAGCGATGACCCCCTGTGGGATATTCGTTGGGTGTCGTTACACTGATCCCAACACAAGTCAGCTTACTTTCGCACAGCAATGGACGGCTAGTTTGGTTGCTTCCGACGCTTTTGCGTATGTGGTTGATGATCCCAATGTTGTATGGCAAGTACAGGCTGATGGCACGCTCGCCCAGACTGCGGTTGGCAACAACATTGCTGTTACCCAAACGGCTGGTTCAACGGCTATCGGCACGAGTAAGAACTCCGTGACGATTTCCACGCTGGCTACCACAAAAACCCTGCCACTCCGTGTTATCGGTTTTATTGATGGGCCTAATTCCGCAGTAGGAGACGCCTTTACGGATGTCGTCTGCAAGTGGAACTCAGGTGGAGACGCTACTGGCGACTCCTGTGCCTCTCATCAATACCAAGACACGACGGGCATTTAGGAAGGATTGAGCTATGGCTATTTCACGCGCCCAAATGCTTAAAGAACTCCTGCCCGGTCTTAATGCTTTGTTTGGGCTGGAGTATGCTCACTACGAAGCAGAAGACAAAGAGTTGTACGAGACAGAATCGTCGGACCGCAGTTTTGAAGAAGAAGTTGCTCTGGCGGGTTTTGACGCAGCGCCCGTAAAGAACGAGGGTTCTGCAATCGCGTATGACAACGCGCAGGAAAGTTACACCGCACGGTATAACCATGAAACGATCGCGATGGGATTTGCAATCACTGAGGAGGCAATAGAGGATAACCTCTATGATTCCGTAAGTGCCCGCTATACCAAGGCGCTCGCTCGTGCGATGGCGTACACCAAGCAGGTTAAAGCTGCGAATCCCCTGAATAACGGTATGCCCAGTGGGTCATATCAATCGGGTGATGGCGTTACGTTGTTTAATACCGCGCATCCTCTCGTGTCAGGCGGCACGAACTCCAACACGCCCTCCACGGCGGCTGATTTGAACGAGACCTCTCTTGAGGCAGCGGTCATTCAGATCGCCAAGTGGACGGATCAAAGGGGTCTTCTGATCGCGGCGCGTCCGCGTCGGATTGTTGTCCCGCCAGACCTGATGTTTGTTGCAACCCGTATCTTGGATACGGAACAGCGCGTCAGCACTGCTGACAACGACATCAACGCCATTAAGCATAATGGCACGGTGCCTGACGGATACCGCGTAAACCATTACCTAACTGATGGAAATGCGTGGTTCATTATCACTGATGTCCCGAATGGCTTGAAACATTTTGAACGCTCCCCATTGACTACGGCAATGGACGGAGATTTCTCAACAGGTAATGTGCGGTACAAGAGCCGTGAGCGTTATTCGTTTGGTGTTTCAGACCCATTGGGCGTCTTTGGTTCGCCCGGCGCTTCGTAGGAGATGGGGCGCGCCATAAAGGCGCGCCCCTCTTTTTCTTTGTTATTTCTGGGATTGAATAGCCCTAGCGACTGGCCCAGCAGACGCTTACGAAGACTCTAGGGCGAAACCTTTCGTAAGAAGGAAATATCTTTATGGCCCGCACAAGTTTTGATGGCCCCGTTCGTTCCCTTAACGGGTTCTACAGCACAGGCCCTGGCATGGTGGTGAACATCACCGCCGATACCACTCTCACTGTCGCTGCTCATGCAGGCAGGCTCATTACGGTGAATGACGCAAATTGCAAGATCACGCTTCCTTCCATCGTCACTACTGCGACTACTAGTTCTGCCGGTCCCGGCGACGATCCCAATACCTTAAACAATCAGGGCGCCACATTCCGTTTCTATATCGAGACGCTGGCGACCGACCTAGACATCAAGACCGATGGCACTGATAAGTTTGTTGGGAGTATCGGTATAGGGATCAGTACCAGCACTTTTGAGATTTACTCCCCCGGCGCATCGGATGATGTAATGACTTACAACGGCACCACCACGGGTGGTATTGTCGGTAGTTACATCGAATGCACTGTCTTGAAATCGGTGCAGTATCTGGTGCAGGGCGTTCTTGCTGGTTCTGGTTCTATCGCGACACCGTTCGCCACCTCGTAGACCCTGAGTCGGGGGGGCCTCGCCCCCCCTTTATAGGAGAATCTTATGGCAGACGCTGTAGCGGTCACCACTATTGAGGACGGTGAGCGTCAGCTTGTCGTTCAGTTGACCAATCTCTCTGACAGTACGGGGGAAGCCAAGGTCACGAAAATTGATGTCTCGACGCTGGCAACGAATGCTCGTGGCGCTGCTTGCGACGAAGTTCGCATTCAGGAAGTGTGGGCGCAGGTTCACGGCTTTGATGCCGTGCGTCTCTGGTATGATGCCAGTACGGATGTTGTCGCTATTAATATGGGTCCGGGGTGGACCCACCAAGACCTCACTGAGGTTGGTGGACTGAAGAGTTATGGGACATCTCCCAATGGAGATATCCTGTTGTCCACATTAGGAACTGCGGCTTCTGGCGACAGCTATGTGATCGTCATCCGCGCCGTTAAATATTATGCCTGATGGAAATTAGCCCGGCCATAATATGGAATGTAATACTCACTTTAGGGGGAGGCTCCTTTGTGTATTGGATGCGTGGCATGGGCCAGCAAGTGTCTGACCTCAAGAGAAGGTTGGCTGATACCCGTGAAGAAGTCGCCAAGACGTATGTTACGAAGAATGATCTTCAGCAGGATATGAAAGAGATTCTTGGCCGCTTTGATAAGATGGAAGAAAAGTTTGATCGCTTCATTGCTGCGAGGATTGCCTAGTGGCTACGCTGGAGACTTGCGTGTGCGCTCTGAAGAAAGAGTCCGATGGCAAAGAAAAATAAGAAGTGGATACAGAAAGCAATAAAGAAGCCCGGTGCGTTACGCAAGACGCTGGGCATTAAGGCGGGGGAGAAGATACCTGCCAAGAAGTTACGCGCCGCCGCCAAGAAGCCGGGGAAGACAGGGCAGCGGGCAAGACTTGCTGAGACCTTTCGGAAAATGAGAAAGAAGAAGTCCTGATGCCAATCGTAGGAAAGAAAAAGTTTGCGTACACCAAGGCTGGCAAGAAGAAGGCCAAGGCGTATGCCAAGAAGACAGGCAAGAAGGTTAAGAAGAAGGCGTATTCGTAATGGCTACTAGCGGCACAAGCACCTTCACACTGGATATTGCAGACATCTGCGAGGAAGCCTTTGAGCGCGCTGGCGTGGAGATGCGGAGTGGGTATGATCTTAAAACCGCTCGTCGCAGCCTTGATCTCATGTCTCTGGAGTGGGCCAACAGAGGGCTTAACCTATGGACGATAGAGGAGGGAACGCAACTTCTTACCGCTGATGTTGCTACATATAGTTTCCCCGCCGGGACAATTGACTTTCTGGAACAGATGATCCGCACCAATGCCGGGAACGTCTCCACGCAGGCGGATACTTCTTTAACAAGAATCTCTCCGCCAGCCTATGCTTCGATACCAAATAAGCTCACCACGGCGAAGCCGCTGCAAATTTATTTTCAACGCACGACTTCTCCACAGTACACGTTATGGCCTGTGCCCGGTAACACAGAAACTTATACGTTGGTGTATTGGCGGATTAAACGTATTGAGGATGCCGGCACCGCCGGCACTAATACCTATGATGCTCCTAATCGCTGGTTGCCTGCGTTAACGGCGGGCCTTGCCTACTATGTTGCTATGAAGAAGCCGCAGGCGGAAGGAAGGGTGCAGGGATTGAAGGCGGTGTATGACGAGCAGTTCAAGTATGCCGCAGAAGAGGATCGGGTGAAGGCCAGTTTTCAGGTCATCCCCGGTGGCTATGGAGCGATCTGATGGCGGACTATGCTTCCGATAAATACGCCCTTGGGATTTGCGACCGTAGTGGGCTGACCTTTAAACTCAAGGATTTGCATAACCAGATTATAGACGGCAAGGATTCTGGGCTAAAGGTTTCCGCAGCGATGCTTGACCCCGACCAGCCGCAACTGTGGCTGGGGAGGTTTCCTATCAATGATCCAGAAGCCTTGCGTGGCGCGCGCCCAGAAACAAATCTGAAGGAACAGCGGGATATTGTCTGGAACTGGGCGCCTGTAGGAGACAACAATATATTGGGTGAACAATACGGATTCGTCACCCAGACCAGTATGCAGGCAACTGGTACGCTTGGTACTGTAACGGTAGTTACAACGTGATGTCTCTGTACGCCGAGAAACGGCGCACTCTGTTGCTGGAATTGAACAGTCAAGTATGTGGACGGCGGTAACTGATGAATTACGCAACGCTTGTTCAAGCTATCAAAGATTACACGGAGAATACGGAAACCACGTTTGTCGCCAACATCGATAATTTTATCGGGCAAGCGGAGAGAAGGATTATACTAGACATTGATCTTCCCGTTTTCCACAAGAGCGTGACCGGGACAATGACCACATCTAATTCTTATCTTGGCAAGCCGACTGATTTCTTGACCTCCTTTTCTCTCGCTATCATTAGTACTGGTAACGTCTACACTTACTTGATGCCAAAGGACGTTTCTTTCATGCGGGAGGTGTCGCCTGATACGGATGACACCGGGGAGCCAAAATACTATGGACACTTTTCGGACACTTCTTTTATTATCTCGCCAATACCGAATGCTAATTACACAACGGAGCTACATTACAAATACGCCCCCGCACAGATTTCAAGCAGCACTACCACAACATGGTTGGGGGATAACGCCGATACGGCTCTCCTGTATGGATGTTTGGTAGAGGC